AGCAAAACTCCCTAGACCTTGTGAGTCTAGGGAGAGCCGTTAGCTTATAAAGCTATTAGGCAGGAACTGCGAGAGCAACAGCAGAGCTGTCACGCAACTCAGCAACACCGTACAGCATATCGCTGGTAAACAGGGTACCGAGGTACTCTTGTTTGTACTGAGTCTGCGAACGAACGCCCATCTGCTCAGCCAGCACAAATGCATCTTTGTGAGCCAGCAAGCAGATACGGTCCGTGCCGGAGTTACCAGCAGCCGTGTCAGCGTTCGTGGTGACAAACACTTTAACACCAAACACGTCACCGATTTGACCGTTACGGATGGTGTTGTTACCGCCTTGCTCACCAACGAAAGCCTGCTCAGTGAAACGAGCGATGCTCATCAGCGTGTTACGGCTTGACGGAGGAACGATCAGGAAACGATCGGTCATCGGAACATCGTTGTCATCCAAGCGCTGGATGGAACGGCGAATACCGGCCTCACCCAAAGCAGCAGCATTAGACGTGCTGGAGTTGTACACGGTAGCGCCAGTCGAACCAATGTAAGCGTTCGTGCTGGAAGCAGACGTTGCGTAGTCACTCGTTCCAACGACACCGCCGTTACAGATACGACCAAGTTGGATCAGATCAGTATCAACCTGTTTAGCCAGAGCGTAGCCAGCGTCATCCGTATAGAAACGGCGCAGCGAGGACAGAGCCTGAGTCTCAACAATATCTTCGATCAAGCGGCTGTACTCATAATGCTTGTTAATGAGAACCTGAACTTCAGACTCAGTTGCAGCAATCAGCGTTACTTGATTGGAAGCAGTCTTAGCCGAAGCAGAGCCACGGGTGGGTTTCGGAATGTGAAGCGTATCGCCCTTTTTGCCTTTGAAAGACATTTTCGAGAACAGGTTAGCAGCAACCAGATTCTTCTTGTAAGCAGCGATAATCTCATCAGACCAAATTTCAGGGATAAATTTATCCGCTGTCGTTTTTGTTACGTGATCAGTACCAAGAGCCATTTTAAATCTCCTAAATGATTAAGTTATTTAACTCGACCCTGAGCGTATGCAGCCATAATTTCATCTTGTAGCTGGTAATAACGATCTGGGTCTTCCAGTTGTAGTCGGATTAAGTCAGCTCTTCGATAAACCTTAGCAGATGTAGTACCAGTGTTAGACCCAACATCAACAGTTGCAGATTTAACAGCAGCCTTTTGCGCCGCCTTTACTTCAGGCGTAGGTTGAGGTTGCTGTGTAGCTTTTGGTTTCATATAGTTCCAAGTATTTAATAACTCTGCTGCTGAATCATAATCAAGGCTAGCATCAGCCGCAGCATATAACCGTGTGCGAACTGGTGAAGCTTTAATCCATTCTGCAAAAGCAGGGTCTGTTACTGTTTGCTCAAAGTCAGGAAACTCTGATTGCAAACGATTTAATACTTGAATCTTTTTACTTTCAAAAGCTTGTTCTTTTGCTTCTTTAACTGCTGGATGTTGCTCTACAGCGTTACTAACAAACTTCTTTGGATCCTCGAAGAAATCGATCTCGTCTTCTTTTGTGGCTACCTCTTCAGCCTTGGGCTTCTCGAGTTGTCGCTTGATCAGATCATCAGCTAGCTTACGTACTTCTCCAACTTCTTGGGCTTGTCTGCCAATCAGCTTCTCAGCTTCTTGATGCATCTTGATAATATCATCAAGACTCTTGCCCTTGTACTTGGATGGAACATTAGCCTCTTGCGGAGGAGCTTGTTCCTGTACTGTCTCTGCTTGAGGTTCTTCAGCTACTTGCTGAGTCTCTTGCTGAGTAATATCTGCTGCTTCAAATTCTTCTTCTTGCGCTTCGGTAAAAGATGCTGCCACATTATCCTCCTGTCCACAACGGATTCTAGGAAATTTAAAATGTCACTTGGAATCAGCTTTGCTGCTTCTTATAAGCGACCCTTGTTGCCTCCTCGTGTTTTCTAGCCCACTTATCAAACGCTGAAGGAAACGCACCTGTGATGCCCTCCAGACTGATACGGGGTGACGAGATAATACGAGAAGCTTCATTGCGACAATGAGGACATTCTATAGATCTGACCTCATCATCGACCAATTTCTCTGTGATGTGCTCTTTTGCACACCTAAATTCAAATATCCGTTTCATCTGATAACTCCTTATAAGCCTCTGACGAGGTTTCTTGAAGGTTTATTATCCAATTCAGGATATCTAACTGTCCTTTAGTAAAGTATAAATCCTCTACTTCTTTAATTCTTTCAACCTTATCGTAGGCAGTTGCCATTCTCTGGATGTCTTCGATAAGATCTTTCCAACCTTGGGAGGCCATCATGTCAAATCTGGCCTCATAATACTTTTGCAATTCTGGTTTCACAGTTTCTCCTAGTTAGGAC